GAAAACAGTGTATGCAAATACATTAATTGTTGATAATGTTCCACTGACTTGGGGAGAAGCTACTAAAGACTGCACAAGAGTTCCTATATCGTCGGAGCATGTGGCAAACGCTATCAGATTAGCTAGAACATGGGGAGAAGTCAGAGATAAATTTGGCTCACCAATTAGAATTACTTCCGGCTATCGCCCACCTGCTGTAAACAAATCTATTGGTGGAGCTAGGAATAGTCAGCATATTTATTTCAAAGCATTAGATATGCAACCAGTTAATGGTGATTTTAGAAGACTTTGGCAAGTGCTTTTGTCCTCCAATTTTACAGGACTAGGAGATGCCGTATTCATGGGAAGAAATAAAGGATTTTTCCATGCTGATATACGCCCAAGTGGTAGAGTAATATTCCCTTATTAATGTATCAGCAAAGATATGGCAATTTAAAGAAGTATAAAAAGAAAGCAGCAATAGCACATAGCAATGTTGGTGGTAAGTGTTGTTGCTGCAAAATCAATGACAGTCAAGAAATACATCATTCTAGCTATAGAAAGTCAGGAGACAGATACGGAATTAACATCTTCCCCGTATGCAAATACTGTCATAAAAATATATGCCACTCTACTACTAATTGGTTAACTAATAAAGATAATCCAGTCTGGAAAAATAAAAATACTCCAGCTTTCACTAAAATGCTACAGCGTAATTATAAGCAATTACATAAGAAAAAATAAGATAATCTATTGACATTATTCTGAAAATCATCTACTATTAGATGGATTGAGTTTTAATTTTTGGTATGGACTTGGAAGATATCTATCTATTCGTTAGCTTTGCTAAAGAGCAAGGGATTGATGTAAGCAGTGAGCAAGGTGGCTCACTTGCCTACGCATACTGTAAACATCTGTTTACAGATGAACAAGAAATTCAGCAGCAAGCATATTCGCTGCTAATGGTAGCACAAACAATATTAAAGGAGGAGGAATGAACTCATACACTATCGATGAGTTTGAAATTAAATTTGCCGGCATACAGACGCTGGATGGCAAATGTCAAGGAACGGACATTAGTGTCTCTGAAGGAGTTCAGATTTCATATCATGGGTACGACGACTTTGTCCCCAAAGGAGTTCTTCCTGATGGAGTCGGCTGGACACAAGGAGAAGTCCAGCTAGTGGACAATCAAATTATCCCAGCCAAAGACAACAGCACTGACATTCTTGTGTTGTTGTTATGTCCTGCTACCGGGGGTAAGACGATATACTCAACGGATGAAGCACGTCTAGTAGTGCTTCATGATGGAGAAGTAATTGAAACAAATCGTACAAAGAGAACAAACAAACGAGGGAAATTATATGATTGAAGTAGTCACTGAGTACGATTCATTTGATTTTGGAGAAATTATCAAATCAGATGATTTCAATTTGTGGCAAAGATATACTGAAGAAGAACAATTTGCCGAATTAACGTCCGATTTGGATAGCTTGATAGTTGAACAAATCAAGCAAAACGTCAAAATTGGCATTGATTCTGACAAGGAATTCGATCACGCCATCTCACCATGGCAAAATTTCTCTGAGGAGACTCTTTCTTTCTTTGGGGGAGAGACATTATCTCCTGAGCAAAGAAGCAATCAGGAAGCTGTTAGAAACGTTGTTTACAACTTTCTAGAGTGGGCGTTAGAATTCTATAATTTCTTGCAATGGGCATCAAATGACTAATGACTCAGGTTATATTTGAACACAAAGAAAGCCTGAATGCTTTTATTGATTATGTCAGGAGTGTTGGTGGAAAAATCTACGCCAGCGATGGCAAAAAACTAACAATTGAATCGTCCTTAGAATCGGCGGCATTGATGTTTGGAGCAATAATTATATAACACTAAAAAGCACTGCTGATAAATGCAGTGCTTTTTAATTTAACAGTAGAGCTAAGCTAGTCAACGAAATCAATGGTAAATCTTTTTTACGTATAGCTTCGTTAATAATCGCTTTTGTGACATCACTCAATTTGCATTTTGGATTGTGGGCTTGATTTGGAAAAGGCAACAATTCAGTGTAATCAATAGATGGATCTTCCTTTCCTTTGAATCCATTGAATAGCCCAGCCCAGCCAATTGCATGAACTCTGGAGTCAATGTTTGACTGAGCCATGCGTAAAGATTCCATCTCAGTAATACATTCAAATACTACATAATCTGGCTGCTGCAAATAAGTTTCCCAGTCACTAAATCTTCTATCTTTGATTTGATAAGATTGAATACGCCAATACAGTTTTTTCCAATCTATTCCATCGGTAACGCTAGTTGAGTCTTGTCCTCCCCCGGCTCATCTTGTACAACTGTCTCTACAGATTCCCATCTGTTAGATTCATTTTGGAAGAAGTCATAAATATCGTTAATAAGAATTTCATCTAGCTGCTTAGTCATTTCTAGTGTCCACTCAGAACTTCCAAGCACATAGAAATAATTAGAGGACAAAAATCCAACACTGCCTGCTTTAATAGAAGCTGGTAATGGCTGCGTTTTAATCAACGTGTTATCTATTTCATAATTTCCTTCAGCAATAATGTAGCTACTGCCTATTCTAATGCCTTGCCTATGTGTTAAATTAACTGTTAATGGTTCAACTGTTAACTTCTTGTCATTTATGTTGCCATCTACAGCAACTTTGATTGGGTAAGCAACTCTATTCTTAATAATGATATGCGCTACAGCAACTTTAATATCTAAGTCAGCAGAGCCAATAAATGTAGACAAATCGTAAAATTCTTTGGCATATTCTTCCACAATTTGACTATTATCTAAGTTATCAATACCACCAAGTAGATTACGTGCTTCAACTGTGCTGATGCTTTTTTCTTTGGCAATTTTGTTAATTAGATTTGATGCCATTACGCTACCTTGCCCACGCTTTCTTTCGTGTTCAGATAGTTCTTGCCTCTCCCCAACTGTGATAGATTTTGTTTTAGCTAAATACAAATATCCAGATTCATCAGTTCCGACTTTGATAATTTCTGGTAAACTTTTTTTTTGAATTAATGGCAGCATGTTTATTACACCAATAATAGTTCAAACGAATCGTAGTAATCAGCAAATGTTTCTGTTGTAGCAACTAAAGCAACTGACTCCGGGACTTTGATAGTAAACGACACAGAAGGATCTGATATATCGTATACTTTTATGTTTCCTGATAATCCGCCCTTAAAAACTGCTGCTCCACACAATAATTTATTGCCGTTTTGTCTACAGTTTACCAGAATTGCTAGCACTCGTGTGTTATCAGTTAGTATTTTCAATTATTGTTGTACCAAATTAGTTGCACAATAATAATATCATGGATTAACTAAAAATGAAGGGAGGATGCCAAACAAAATCTTCACCTTGGAATAGTAAAGTAAAGCTAAATTTTTGAACATCATTTTGATTAGCTGGTAATGCCATAGATCCTATTTTAGCTATACCTTCAAATCGCTCGCCATTTGGCATTGTAACAGCTACATATACGTCCCTGCCAAATAGTTCACTAGAGAAAATACCAACTGGTTTTACTATAGTTTCTAATGCTCTGTCTCCTGCTAATGCTATGCCAGTAACATTACATGTTTTAGCTAATCTTACAAAAGCATTATTTACGCCTTTTCCAGAGCGAAAATTTGTTGTTTCTACTTGAGTTTCCTGAGAAGATAAATCAATTGTTTGCAATCCAAATAATGGCAAAATTCCTTCTATGGCTTCTGCTATATCACCTTGCCGCAAAAAATAAGGTAAAGGATAGATTTTAACAGTTGTAGTAAATTCTTCTATCGTTGTGTCTTCTGTTAATATAATTTGCTTTCTGTATGTATTTATGCCGTCAGCGTCTGGATTAACAAAAGATAGAGAAGTGCCAGCAGGTAAGAATACATCAGTATAACTGCGCAGTTTAACAGAAGTAGCAGAGATGTTTGCCGTCTCTACTACTTCTATTTCTGTCTTAAATAAATCAGTAATAGTGCTGCCATCAGAATTAACGTCAAGCAGCAATATTTCTAAGCAGCAACTTCTTAGTGGTTGCGAAGTAGAAGCCATTTATCCCCCTAGCTTTTAGTAAGCCATACTAAAAATTAGAGTAAGGAGCAGTCCATTCGTAAATAGAACCTTGATACATTAATGTGAAAGAGTATTTCTTAACTTCGTTTTGGTTGGCAGGCAAGTTCAATGCCATGATTTTTGCAACACCAGCAATTCTTTCGCCATCAGGCATTGTTGTAATTGCATACACTTCTCTGCCAAGTCTAGCGTTATCAAAACCAGCTGCTGTTTTAACAACAGTTTCTAAACATTCATCACCAATTAATGCAATACCAGATACAGAGTAGCTTCTATTGAATCTAACAATTGCAGCTTCAGTTCCAGAGCCAGAGCCAAAGTGAGTAGTATCAACCTGAGTTTCTTGATTGTTCAAGTCCATTGTTTGAATACCACTTAATGGCAATAGCTTTGTAGCGCCAGCAGTAATATTAGCAGAGGTAGGAGAAATCAGAGTAGCAGCTGCGCTGGATGCTATTGGACGAAGTAACGGGGAAACTGTTAAGCTAGTAGTAGCTGCTGCTGCAACATCTTGAGTAATTACAACTTGTTGTCTGGATTTTCCTCCAGCAGAAAAGAAAGATAAAGCTGTTCCAGCACTAATTACAGTATTAGGAGTAAAGCTAGTAACAGCTAAAGTAGTAGCTCCTACTGCTGCCGCAGCACTTGTAGCAATAGTTACAGAAGGATACCCAGTAGAAGATCTATCTGCAGCACCAAAAGAATCTAAGGGCAAAAGCATCATTTCGAGAGAAAAAGACTGTAAAATCTGAGACGCGGTAGCTAAAGGCATGATTTATTCTCCTAATAAGAGTAAGGTTGTACCCAAGCAGCATTGCCTTGATACATTAATGTAAAAGAGTATTTCTTAACTTCGTTTTGGTTAGCAGGCAAGTTTAATGCCATAATTTTTGCAACACCATGAATAGATTCACCATCTGAAGTGGTTGAAACAGCATATACTTCTCTGCCTAAGAAAGCATTGTCAAAACCAGCTACTCTTTTTACAATTCTTTCTAGCGCTTCATCACCAATTAACGCAATGCCAGATGCTGAGTAGCTTCTATTAAATCTAACAATTGCAGCTTCAGTGCCAGCGCCAGAGCCAAAATGAGTAGTATCAACTTGAGTTTCTTGATTATTTAAATCAAGTGTTTGAATACCAGTTAATGGTGTTGGAGTAACACGAGAAATAAAAGTTAAAGCAACTTCGCTGCCAGTGGCACTTGCATTTGCACTAATAGTTAAAG